AGTTGCGTAGACAGCGTGACATTGCTCTTATGAATAGTGACTGGACACAGGTATTAGATGCTCCTGTTGACCGTACTGCCTGGGCTACTTATCGTCAAGCATTGCGTGATCTACCTCAAGATCCTAACTTCCCTAATGTAACATTTCCTAATGATCCTCATTATGTTGCTCCTGAAAATGGAGGTATGGTATAATGGCTGTAGGACATGAAACTGCTAAAGCTGCTGGTGATGCAGTATCACTGGTAACTGTGGTAGGGACACTAGCAGAAGTGTTACCTGCTATAGCAGCACTGTTGACTATTGTGTGGACTTTATTTCGCATCTACGAAACCTCCACAGTTCAAGGCTGGTTAGGAAAGAACAATGTCAAGAAAGATTAGCCTAGGTAAGACTAAAACCACTGCTGCCAAGGAAACTATTTATACTGTTCCTACGCATCAGACAGCATTATGGGCATTGTTGTATGTAGCTAACATTGGCGCTAACAACAAAACTGCTGCTGTGTATTGGTACGATAAGTCTGCTAATGCAGAGTATGGAATTGTTAATACTACCTTCAATACTGGCACAGGACTTGAGTGGGGTGGGGATGGTAAGTATGTAGTAATGGAAGAAGGTGATGAAGTTAGAGTAGAACAGCAAGACAACCTTACTACATTTACCTTTATTGTTTCAGTAGAGTTAGATCCTAAGTTAGCAGTTCAATTTAATACGTAAGGAGTGTTATTATGTTTAAACCCTGTCCTGGCTGTCCTACCCCTGCTAAGTGTAAGAAAGCTGGTAAGTGCATGAAGAAATCTGGCGGTATGAAAGAGAAGAAGGTTAAGCGTGGCTACTAAACCAGGGTTGTACGCTAACATCCACGCAAAGCGTAAGCGTATTGCTGCTGGCTCTGGTGAGCGTATGCGCGCCGTTGGATCTAAAGGAGCGCCTACAGCAGCAGCGTTTAAAGAGGCTAAGAAGACTGTGAAGAAAAGGAAGAACAATGCCGCTTAAGAAAGGCTCATCACAGAAGACTATCTCTGAGAATATACGCAAAGAGATGAAGTCAGGTAAACCACAGAAACAAGCAGTTGCTATAGCACTTAGTGCTGCTGGCAAGGCTAGAAAGAAAAAGAAATGAAACTCTGGATCGCTGTAGTAGTCTTCTGTATCGATGGGCAATGCGCCTTCTGGAAGCCTGATGAAAACTTCTACAGCGAACGAGAATGTACAGCAGCAGCACAAAGGTTTATGTACAAAGCAGAACAAGAATTAGAGTTGGATTTAATTGAAGGTGTTTGTCTACCAGTTAACACCAAGGATCAAACATAATGGTTAAGAAGGCTTACCAAAACCCTGAAGGTGGTTTAAACGCTAAAGGCAGGGAACACTTTAAGCGTACTGAAGGCGCTAATCTAAAGCCTCCAGTGTCTGCTAAAGAGGCAGCAAAGTCCCCTACAGCAGCCAAACGAAGGAAGTCTTTCTGTGCGCGTATGAGCGGTGTTCCTGGGCCTATGAAAGACTCTAAAGGCAGGCCAACAAGGAAGGCTTTAGCACTTAAAAAATGGGATTGTTAAATGGCTACTAAAACATATCTACAAGCAGTCAATGATGTATTAGTTCGTCTTCGTGAAGATGAAGTCACTGCTGTTACTGACACACGCTATAGCAAACTCATCGGTAAGTTTGTTAATGATGCGTTGCGTCAAGTAGAAGATGCTTATAACTGGAATGCACTGACAGAGACTATTACTGTAACTACTGCTAACCAAGTATTCAACTATATCCTTACTGGTATTGGTCAGCGCTTCCGTGTCCTAGATGTGATTAATCAAGAGTCTGATTCATTCTTGAAGTTAGAAACAACTAGCAAGATGAACGAGTTGTTCTTAAACCTTGGTGCAGTACAGCGAGGCGCACCATATCGTTACAACTTCAACGGTGTTAGTAATGGTGATACTCAGGTAGACTTGTATCCTATCCCTGATGGTGTATATAACATCTACTTTAACGTCATCAAGCCCACAGAGGCGCTTGTAGAGTCTTCTGACACGATCTTAGTGCCGTCTGAGCCTGTGATATTCCTAGCCTACTCTAAGGCGCTCCTAGAGCGTGGAGAGGACTCTGGCGTGACCAGTAACGAGGCATATCAGTTGTATCTACAATCATTGTCAGATCACATTGCTGCTGAGGCTAATCGCTATCCTGATGAAATCACCTGGAACGCTATCTAATGAAACAAATACAGACTGCTAGTATCGCTGCTCCTGGCTTTCTTGGATTAAACACCCAAGACAGCAGCGTACAGTTATCTAGTGGGTTTGCTCTTACTGCTAATAACTGTATCATAGACAGGTACGGTAGGATTGGTGCTAGGCGTGGATGGACACCTGTCAACAGTGCTGTCAACACTGACTTAGGTAGTGCCAATCCTGTAGAGTTTATGTTTGAGATGGTGAAGGCTGGTGGTAATGTGATGCTCAGTGCTGGTAATAATAGGTTGTTTACTGGCACTACAACGATGACTACCGCTACCATCCGTAACGCTGCTAACAATGCTAACGTATCTGTAACCATCACTGCTAATCACTGGCAAGGAGCATCATTGCCTTATGGCGATGGTGCAGAAGCAGAGCCTCATGTGTATATGGTACAGACAGGACACCCTGTGCTGGTATATCACGAGTTGCCTGTGTCTGGTAGTGCTGATCCTCATGCACACGATAGTAATACTTTTGGCTTTCAGCGTCTTGGTGATATTGGTACACTGCCTACTGGATATACTACATCGACTTTCCAACCTAACTGTGCATTAGCTGCTTATGGGCGTATCTGGATGGCTGATATTACTGGTGATAGACAAACAGTATATTTTAGTAGATTACTAGATGGCTCTGACTTTAGCGGTGGTGATAGTGGATCACTGTCATTGAATGCAGTGTTTCCTAATAACGATAAGATTATGGCGCTTGCTGCACACAATGGTTTCTTTATTGTGTTTGGTAGAAACAACATCGCTATCTACAGTAATCCTATCGATGTAACACAGTTAGAGTTAGTAGAATACATTCCTAATGTTGGCTGCATTGCTAGAGACACTGTGGTGTCTACTGGTACTGATCTTATCTTCTTGTCTGACACTGGTGTTCGTAGCCTTACACGAGTAATTCAAGAGAAGTCGTTACCGTTTAGGGATCTGTCTAAGAATGTTCGTGATGATCTTATAACCAATGTAGCCTCTGAAAGTAGCATTGCTGCTATCAAAGGAACTTATTACAGTAGAGACGCTTTCTATTTATTAGCGCTACCCACAACTAAGATTGTGTATTGCTTTGACACAAGAGCGCCACTACAAGATGGTGCTAACAGGGTAACGATATGGAATAACATAGAGCCACGCTCTTTTGTTGTTACAGATGCAAAAGAATTATACATAGGTAAACCAGGGTACATTGGTAAATACTTTGGTCATTTAGATAACGCATCAGCATACCGCCTTCAATACTATACTAACCATTTTGACTTTGATCAGACAAGTATAATTAAAATACTTAAGAAGGTTGGCTTTGTTATTATTGGTGGCTCTGGTTCAGAAGTAGCAGTTAAATATGGATTTGACTATTCTGAGAACTACAAGTCAGAAACAAAGATACTTGCTGGTGGTACTTCTTATGAATACGGTACTGCTGAGTTTAACATTGCAGAATACTCTGGCGGCATACAAATAGAAAAGTTTTTCTTGAATCTTTCTGGAAATGGTGTTATAATGCAATTGGGCCTTGAGACAAATATTGCAGGTAATCCGTTTTCTGTGCAAAGAATCGATGTCGGTATCAAAAAAGGCAAGACAATAATTTAAGGAGATTGGTGTGTCAAACTACGTAAAAGCAACCAACTTTGCTGTAAAAGATTCGCTGTTATCTGGCAATCCTGCTAAACTTGTTAAAGGCACTGAGATTGACACAGAGTTTAATGCTATTGCTTCTGCCATTGCTACTAAGTTTGATACTGATGGTGGGACGCTAACGCTGAATACGCTAACACTAGGTACGCAGACAAACAAGGCTACGATTAGTTACACCACTAACACTGCTCGTACACTAACAGTACCTGCTGTTGCTGGTAACAGAACTTTTGCGTTTATAGATGAAGCACAGACATTTAGCACAACTCAAACACTAGCCGCTAATCTTGTCTTTAGTGGTAACGCTCGTCGTATTCAAGGTAAGTTTGATAACTACGATAATGATTCTACAATTTTCCAAGATGTATCAACAAACTCTCCAACCACACTTAATGTTGTTCCTAATGGTACGGGTGGAGCCGCTGCCGTTCATTGTCATTCTTCTAGTGATCTTACAAGTTCAATTGTTGGTGCGTTGAATGTAGATGATAATGAAGTTTCTATATTTTCTTTGTATACTGGATCTAATAGTTTTCAACCACTAAACTTAGTTAATGGTGGTAACATCTACTTTCAAGTAAATTCAAACGGTGCTACCTATGCAGCAGGTGTGTTTGGCACTACTGTTGGCGCTACAAACCGAGATGTATACATAGATGATACTGGTAAACTTGGTTACTTGTCTTCTACTCGTAAATCTAAAACCAACATAGAGCCTATTGTAGATTCTAGTTGGTTGATGCAGTTAGAGCCTGTATCGTTTAATCGTCGTATTCGTGCAAGCAATGGTATCTACACAGACCAAACACACAAAACAAAAGAGTTTGGTTTGATTGCTGATGATGTTGCTCAAGTTAAACCAGAGCTATGTTTCAATGATGACTTTGGTAATCTTGCTGGTATCCACTATGAGCAACTGATTGCACCAATGCTAAAAGAAATTCAAAATCTTCGTGCTGAAGTTGAGGCACTAAAGGCGAAAGGTAATTAAAATGGAATGGAAAGTATTTAACATGGTTCGCACTGTTGGTGAGGGGGTTGTAGAAACAGTGTCTTGTATTGCTTCTATTGCTGATGGTGATTATCTTGCCACTGCTAGGATCAACCAAAAAGTTCCTTATAAGTCACCAGCAGACCCTGGCTTTATTCCATTTGATCAACTAACAGAACAACAAACTATTCAATGGGTGCAGGAACAACTCGGCCCTGAGCGCCTAAGTCAGATTGAAAAAGGATTGCAACAGACTATTAGTGAGCAGAAGAAACAAACTGTTGAGGGGTTGCCTTGGTAGAGAAGTTACCATTACAAAACTATATGAAATATATTAGGAGAGCATTATGGGTATAGGTTTGGGTACGGTTTTAGGCGGTGTTGGTGGCTTCCTTTTAGGAGGGCCAGCAGGCGCTATTGCTGGTGCCTCCTTAGGCGGTGGCCTTGACGCGGCAGATTCTGCTGAAAGGGCTGCTGGAACATCTGCTGACGCCCAACTAGCGGCAGCGCGTATAGCCGCTGAAGAGGCACGCTTTAGGCCAGTAGGCATCACCACTCGCTTTGGTCAAAGCACCTTTGGCTTTGATGAAGCAGGCCGCCTTAAAGAGGCTGGCTACACGCTAGATCCGCAACTGGCAGCGCTACAGTCGCGCCTACTAGGGGTAACTCCACAGGCGCTAGAGACTGCGCTAGGTGCTGGTGCTGAGGTTGCCCCAGTCAGGCAAGCAGCAACAGGCTTGTTTGGCCTTGGTCAGCAGTTCTTGCCTACTGATATATCTAGGCAGGCATCGCCAGAGGCTATGGCACAGGCACAGCGCTTGTATGGCCTAGCAGGGCAGGTAACACCAACTGCTTATGATCCTACTGCCGCTGCACAGAGTTACTATAACGAAGCGCAGGCAATGCTAGATCCGTCACGCCAGCGACAAGAGCAGCGCTTAGGCGCGTCTGTGTTTGGGCGTGGTAGAGCAGGCCTGAACATCAGTGGTCAAGGCCAGCCAGAGTTGTTTGCCTTGGGTCAGGCCAGGGAAGAGCAGAACATGGCATTGGCTGCACAGGCTCGTGAGCGTGCTAGACAAGAACTGCGTCAAGACATCGGCCTTGGTAGCGAACTTGGCCTTGCTGGTTTGCAGACGCAACAGCGTGCAGAAGAACTTGCTCGTGCAAGATTGGCAGAGGATCTGCGTCTTGGTACAGGGTTGTTTGGTACTGGTCTTTCGTTGCTTGGTGACATTCCTGCTTATCAAACTGCTGCTATGTCGCCCTTCAAAACACAGTTGGGACTTGCTCAAACCATTGAAGAACTCGGTCAGCAACCTCTTGACATCGGCGCTCAACTTGGTGGTAGGGCTGCTACCGCTGGTTCAGCCGCAGGACAGGCACTATTGAAAGGTGGTTTAGACGCAGCGTCTACACGCTTAGGCGGTCAGCAAGTGGCGCTAGGAACACAATACGGCGCATTCAGAGATGTCCTTGGTCAACTACAAAGACCTGGTATGTTTGATTCAGCGCGTGCCGCTTTTGGTGGTACTAGCCTTGGGCAATCTGGTTTTGGTACTGGCTTAGCTTATGGTAGTCAAGATTACGGTCAATATCTCTAAGGAATAAACATGGCACAGCAACCTTTATTCGGTTATAGCCCAGAGCAGATAATGCAGGCAAGGCAGGCAGCGATGCAAGAGAGAGCCGCTGCTGAAGCCAGTCGTGTTGGCGGTGGGTGGGCTCCATTGTATGAGCAAGCACGAGGACTGTCTATGATGGGTGCTGAAGCACTTGGTCGTGGTCTGTTCCCACAAGCACAAGATCCTGCATTGCAGAGGGCGCAGGTAACACAGTCGATTGTGCAGAAGTATCGTGGACAAGATATTAATGATCCTGATGTGTTAAGAAGCATGGCATCGGACTTTTCCAGTGCTGGGTTAAATGAAATAGCACTGCAACTTGGTGAAGAGTCTAAAAAGAGGGTAGGGGCGCAACCAGATCCAAAGAAACAAGCAGAGTCTATCGTACTAAACATTGGACAGATTCCAGAAGAACAGCGTACAGAGCCGCAAAAGGCAATGTACAATGCAGCACAGAGTCTGTTGACTCGCGAAAAAGAGCCTAGCCTTGCTAAAAGATTGGTAGATTTACAAGTAAAAGCATCTACGACAAAACTTGATCCAAAAGAAACAGCAGAGTTGGCAGCGCTTGAGCGAGTTGTAAAACTACAGTCTCCTAAGGGTGTTGACTTAAGCGGTCTTGCTTCTGTCTTTGGTAAAAAGGCCTCTGAAGAGGAGGCAAAACAATTAGGAACGCAGTTAGGCGCTATCCAAGGTAAACAACAATCTGTTGAAAGTTTGAGAACCGCTTTAGGAATATTAAAACAAGGTATTTATTCTGGTTCTTACGGAGAATTCCAATCAGAGTTGGCTAAGAAAACACTTGGTGCTGTTGGTGATATAAAACGAGTAGAGAATACTGAAGTATTTATTAACGAAGTAAACTCTAATGTTATTCCTCTGTTGCAAGAGTTTGGTGGTAACGATTCTAACGAAGAGTTAAAATTCCTACAAAGGCTTGTTGGGGGTGACATCACATTACAGCCTAAGTCTATTGAAAGAATTCTTAATAGCGCCATTACAAAAATTAATCGTGGTATTGAAAGAACTGCTGCACAGGGTCGGTTGGTTAGGGAAGGTAAAATGCCAGAGTTACCAAAACCAACTACCAAACCTCCTGTTGAAAGATCAACTAAAAGCGGAATCAAATATCAAGTAATTGAGGACTAATTATGCCTACTTATGTTATTGGTGGTAAGCGTATTCAAACTGAACAGCCTTTAACAGATACGCAGATTGAAGAGATTGCTGTTGATCTTGGTGTTGCACCAGCACCACAAGCACAGGCACAGCCGCAGGCTTCTGCACCGACATCTGGGTTTTTAATGGGTCTAAAAGATCCTATCAGCGGTGGGGCGCAGTTACTTGAAAAGATTCTTCCTGAGCCTGTTGTAAAACAGGTAAACAAACTTAATCAAGTATTAGCTGAGTATGGCCTTGTTTCAAAGTTACCAGAGGGCGGTGTAAGTCAAATGGTAAGGGAGGAGGAGCAGGCCTACCAAGCAGGAAGAGCGCAAAGAGGCGAAGAAGGTTTTGATGTTGGAAGACTTGGTGGTAACATAGTCAGTGGTGTTCTTCCAGGGGCCGCTGCTACTAGGCTTGCTGGTACTGGTTTAAGAGGTGCTGCCGTGTCTGGAGGCGCTACAGCAGCGCTACAACCTGTTACGCAAGGACAAGAAGAAGACTTTGCTACAGAGAAAGCAAAACAAGTTGCTGGCGGTGCTGCTTTTGGTGTTGCTGGTCAGAAGGTATTAGAAGGCGCTGGTACTGCTCTTAATCCTTTGTTAACTAAAGCAGAGCAGACAATGCGTGACCTTGGTATTAAAGGCACTGTTGGTCAAAAACTAGGAGAGCCTGCAAAAGCAATTGAAGAGTTTGCTCAAAATCTTCCTATTGTTGGTACTGCTATTCAATCACAAAGAGAAAAAACTTTGTATAATTTTAACAAGGCTATTATTAATAAAGCCCTTGATAAAGTAAATATAAAGTTACCAGCCGATGCTATTGGTCGAGACGCTGTTCAGTTTGCTACAGATAGGGTTGATGAGGCTTATGATGATGTATTAAGTAAAATGAGTTTTTCGTTTACGCCTACTGTTAGCAGTGACATTCTTAATGCGTTAAACAAAGCAACTCTTCCTTCACCAGCACAGCGTCAAATTGTGGAAGGTATTTTAAATAATGTAGTTTTAGATAAAGTACCACAGTCAGGTGTTCTTACTGGTGAGGCTATAAAAGGTATCGAATCTGATCTTCGTAAACAAGCCATTGGCTATCTTTCTAGTTCTACTCAAAATGACAGATCAATCGGGGATGCTCTACAGTTAGTTCTTCGTGAATTAAAGAAAAACATATATGATCAGAATCAGAAACTAACACCACAGTTGCGCCGTATTGATAGTGCCTATGGTGATTTAGCGGTTATGAAAATGGCTGCCGCAAATACAGGCGCTCAAAGTGGTGTGTTTACTCCAAAGCAATATCAACAGGCGGTGCGTCAAGCAGACCAATCACGAAGGAAGGCTCGATTTGCTGAGGGTCGTGCACGAGGTCAAAAAGAGGCTGAGGCGGCTATGGAGATGATTGGTGAAACTCCTGGTGCAGTTCTTGAGGGCCGTCTTGCTGGTCTTGCTAAAGGCGGTGCTTTGTTTGGTATGTTTGGTTATGATCCTGTTACTGCTACTGCTTTAACTGGAAGTACACGACTTCTTTATAGTGACATGGGTCAAGACATAGCAGATCTTATTCTTAGGTCGCGCACGCCTTTGATGCGTAAAGCAGGTGAGAAAGTGACAAAAGCAGCGACACCTGTCGGCGCTCCTGCCGGTGCTGGTTTGTTGACGCAGTACAACATAGCCACACAAGTTGCGGAAGAAGAAGAATAAATGATAGATCTACTCATCACTTCTGTATCCACACTACTTAGCAAAGTCATTCCTGATGTCAATGAACGACAGAAATTGGCGCATGAAATTGCTACAATGGCACAGAAACAAGCGCATGAAATTGCAATAGCACAGATAGAAGTTAATAAAGTAGAAGCTGCTAGTGATAGTGTCTTCAAAGGTGGCTGGAGGCCGTTCATAGGCTGGATCTGTGGTATCAGTTTTGCCTATCACTTTATATTACAGCCACTGCTTATGTTTATCTTAACCTATATTGGCTTTCCTATACCAGACTTACCAGAGTTTGATATGGCATCGCTGATGACTGTACTGATGGGTATGCTTGGCTTAGGTGGTTTGCGTACATTTGAGAAATACAAAGGAGTTACTAAATGATTGATTGGGGTAAATATCCTAACTTTAAGCGATCTGAGTTTGCTTGTCAGCATTGTGGCTCTGAAGGCATCAAAGAAGAACTGGTAGCGAAGTTACAGGAACTACGCAATGCCTATGGCAAACCAATGCCAATAACTTCAGGCTATCGCTGTCCTCTGCATCCGATAGAGCGTAACAAGAGTGTTCCTGGAACGCACGCAGAAGGCATTGCTGCCGATGTTGCTGTTCAAGGCGAGGCTGCTATAGAACTGTTACACAAAGCCATTGGCTTAGGTTTTACAGGCATTGGCGTGCAACAGAAAGGCACTGGTAGGTTTATACACCTAGATGTTGGTAAAGGATCAACTAGGCCAGCACTCTGGAGTTACTAAAAAAGAAGCCCCAATTAAGGGGCTTTTTAATTACTACACCACGAACACCACTATTCCCATTGTACCACAAACCTAAGAAAGCCAATGTCAATGATGACATTGTTGAACACACCTTCTTCATCTTCCATCTCTGAATACTCTACACCAAACATGATACCGGTGATGATGATCATTGTTAAACTCATACTTTCTCCTTTACTCAATATAGTGAGTGATTTTACTCAATCAAATTTCACAATGACCAGCAACACAGGCCAATGTTTGAGCGCCTTCTACATTGTCCTCACCTTCGTCAAGTGAATCCCAATCAATCTGCTTAGGCATCTTAGCCAACAGTTCCTTATACTGCTCTTCTGTACAATCTTCGTACGGTGCTTGACGGTAAGAACCACCATCGTGAGGTAAGAAAGAGATACCACTAATCTCATCGAAGTTACGCCACACCCATGCTCCTACATCCATCCACTCATCTTCTTTGACAGAGATGGTAACAGAAGGCTTATGCTCACACCAGTGACGCTGATACTGCATCCACAATTCTAGGTGTTTAATAGCATCAAGATCATCCCTGGTACGAGCGCCTTTAGGTGACTTCTGTGGGAATGAGAATACCACAGTTGACTCAGGACGCATAACACAGTCTTCAGCGGGGATACCAGCGTTAATCATAAAAGCCGACAGAGGATCTTTTTTATCACCGCGAACACGACGAATATAATAAGGGCTATGTCGAGTATGAATACCAGAGGCAGAGTCAACAAGCTGAGACACAGTACCACTAGGTTTAACACAAGTGATTGCAGCGCTTTGAGGAATGCCGATGTCAGTGCTAAACTGAAGATTGGTGTCCACGGCGACCTGTCGTAGTTGTTCAAGATTCTTCGCAGTTGCGTCACTAACTTCCCCCATCATTTTGTTATCTAGAATACCAGTCAGAGATACACCAAGCAAACGCTCTTCTTCAGTGTTCTTCTGCCAGATCTTACGAAGGTAAGGGAAGTGCGTCAGTGTAGCCTGGAATGTACCAAGGATAGTAGCGATACGAACCTTCTTCTTCAGTGTATCTACAGTATCGTCAGCACGAACAACTACCTCAGTTAGATTACAGAACTGATAAGGACGAAGGATGATCTCGCTACAAGGATTAGTACCAAATTCATAGTTAGGATCACGACGACCATTCTTAGCTGCTTGCTTTACTGATGCTTCACGACTGAAGATACCACGCTCACCACTGTGGCTATCATACAGGCTAG